GAAATAATCACTGTAAATTTAAAAGTATGATCGAAGAAGAATTTTATGCAACAATCAAATTAAAAACAGGTGAAGAAATCTTCTGCAAAGCAATGCCAACAGAAGAAGAAAATGAACTTTTATTGCTTGTAGTGAATCCTGTTATTATTGGTGAAATTAAGAATCGTTCTGGAGATGTTATGGGCTATAAAATAGAACCTTGGTTAAAGACCACTACAGAAGATCTTTTTATAGTTAATATGAACGATGTTCTAACAATGGCAGAATCAAATGACATTGAAATGATCTCAGTTTATCAGTCATTTGTTCGTAAGAATAGTAACGTTAAACATAATAAACCAACTTTATCTCGTAAGATGGGATATCTTGCAAACGTTAATGATGCTAAAGAGCTCTTAGAAAAGATCTTTAAAAATAGCTAAGGCCTATCCTTCAAACCTGACAAGGCAGATTATAACAATAATTGCAGGGCTATGTCAAGTACTTGTAGTTTGGAAACTAAAATGGTATAATCTATACATAATAAATTAGGTATTCTTATGATAACTACAACGGTAATGACAAAAAGAAAAAGGTCAGAGCACTATGTCAACAACAAAGAGTTTCTTGCAGCACTGATTGAGTATAAAAAGAACGTTGCTCTTGCAGCTGAAAAGGGAGAACCAAAACCAAGAATTACAAATTATCTTGGTGAGTGTTTTCTTAAGATCGCAACTCACTTATCTTATAAGACCAATTTCATCAATTATATTTTTATTGATGATATGATTTCTGACGGTATTGAAAACTGTGTCCAGTACATTCACAACTTTAATCCTGAGAAGTCCCAGAATCCTTTTGCATACTTTACTCAAATCATTCACTACGCTTTCCTTCGCCGCATTCAAAGAGAAAAGCGTCAATTAGAAATTAAAAATAAAATTCTAGAGAGAACTGGGTTTGATGAGGTTTTTGTTGATGACAACACTATTGACGGCGGCAACTATTCGGACTATAATTCTATTAAGGAGAATGTCCACATCAAGCTTCGTTATTGAATGAAAGTTGCAATTATTACTGACCAACACTTTGGTGCCAGAAAAAATTCTAAACTTTTTCACGATTATTTTTTGAAATTCTACAATGACATTTTTTTCCCGACGCTGGAGCAGTACGGGATTACAACTGTTATTGATATGGGTGATACATTTGATAGTCGTAAAGGAATTGATTTTTCGGCACTTTCTTGGGCAAAGAATAATTATTACGACCGTTTGAAAGAACTTGGTTGTAATGTTATTACTGTTGTAGGAAATCATACTGCATATTATAAGAATACCAATCAAATTAATGCTGTTGATTTGCTTCTACGTGAATACAATAACGTAAAAGTTATTTCTGATCCAGAAGAAGTTGTTGTTGGTAATACAAAGATTCTTTTTCTTCCTTGGATTAACTCTGAGAATGAAGAAAAGTCTTTCAAGATGATTAAAAATACCAAAGCAAAAGTTGCAATGGGTCATCTTGAACTATCTGGGTTTTCTCCATATCCAGGTCTAGTTATGGAACACGGAATGGAGGGTAATGTTTTTGATAAATTTGATAGAGTTTTTTCTGGACATTATCACACTCGTTCTAATAATGGAAAAATTTTCTATCTAGGAAATCCTTATGAAATTTATTGGAATGATGTAAATGATAAGCGAGGATTTACTATTTTTGACACCGAAACTTTAGAACACACTCCAGTAGACAATCCATATCAAATGTTTCATATCATTTATTATAATGATACTCCATATCAAACATTTGATACTAGACAATACAAAGAAAAAATTGTAAAGGTTGTAGTAAGAAAAAAATCAGATATTAAAGATTTTGAAAAATTCATTGATAAACTGTATTCTGAAAATATTGCAGAACTCAAAATCGTAGAAAATTTTCAAATTGAAGATCCAGAAAACTTTGAGGTGTTTGAGTCTGAAAATACATTATCTATTTTGAATAGATATATTCAGGATGCAGAAATTGATATGGATAAATCCATCGTTCAAAAAATGATTAGCGATATTTACCAGGAAGCTTGCGAAATGGTATAGTAATGTATATAATCACATTAGATGGTAGGGAAGAGGAAGGTGCTTATTCCGTAAAAAACGAAGATGGAGAACAAGTTCTCTATATTTGGGAACACGAGGATGATGCAACAAGATTTGCTATGATGCTTGAAGACCGAGACTATCCTGATATGAATGTGATGGAAATTGATGACGAACTAATCATCAAAGCTTGCGAACTTCACGATTATCAATATATTGTCTTTACACCTGATGATATTGTAATTCCACCTGATCAAAATATTAAAAATGATTTTATTTGAAAAAATTCGTTGGAAAAACTTCCTTTCAACAGGAAATCAATTTTCAGAAGTTGATTTTAAAAAGTCAGCAACAACATTAATTATTGGTACGAATGGTGCGGGAAAGAGTACTGTTCTTGATGCCATGACTTTTGTGTTGTTTGGCAAATCATTTCGTGGAATTAACAAACCTCAACTTATCAACTCTACAAATGATAAAGATTGTTTGGTTGAGATTGAGTTCACTGTAGGAAAAACTTCCTTTAAAGTTCTTCGTGGAATCAAACCAAGTATTTTTGAAATTTATAGAAACGATTCCCTCATTGATCAAAGCTCTTCTGTAGTTGATCAACAGAAGTGGTTTGAACAAACAATACTAAAAATGAATTATAAATCTTTCACTCAGATTGTGATTCTAGGTAGTAGTAATTTTGTTCCATTTATGCAACTATCTCCTTCTCATAGGAGAGAGGTAATTGAGGATCTCTTGGATATTAAGATATTCTCTTCTATGAATAATATCATTAAAGATAAGTTAAGATCTCTTAAAGAAAATATTAGAACTCTTGAACTTAAAAAGGAGTCTCTGGACGATAAAGTTAAAATGCAAAAAAACTTTATTGAAGAACTTGAAAATAGAGGAAAGGAAAATATTAAAAAAAGTCAGAGTATAATTTCTTCTCTAGATGTAGAAATTGAAACCTTTATGAAAGAGAATGCTCTACTTGAAGAGGATATTTTTGTAAAGCAAAAAAATCTTGAAGATTATGTTGGGTCTTCGGATAAACTCAGTAAGCTTAATAATCTTAAGGGTAAGATATCACAAAAAGTATCTACGATAGTAAAAGAGCACAAGTTCTTTAGTGGCAATACGGTATGCCCCACTTGCACACAATCGATCGATGAGTCCTTTAGACTAAATAAAATTGCAGACGCTCAAAATAAGACGAATGAGTTGCAATCTGGTTACAAAGAACTAGAGGAGGCAATTAAAGAGGAAGAGGATCGTGAGCGTCAATTTACAATTCTCTCGAAAGAGGTTACAAACCTAACGCATGGCATTTCTCAAAACAATATTAAGATCTCTGGATGTCAACGACAAATCAGAAATCTTGAATCGGAAATTCAAAGAATTACCGAACAACTTGAAAATCGAAATACTGAACATGAAAAGTTAGAGTTGTTTAAGAAAGAACTTCAATCTACATTTGATGATCTTTCTACTCAAAAAGAAACAATTAAATATTACGATTTTTCATACAGTCTTCTAAAAGACGGTGGTGTAAAAACTAAAATCATTAAAAAGTATCTGCCATTAATTAATCAGCAGGTGAACAGATACCTACAAATGATGGACTTTTACATCAATTTTACTCTAGACGAAGAGTTTAACGAAACAATTCAGTCTCCAATTCACGAAGATTTTTCATATAGTTCATTTAGTGAAGGTGAGAAATCTCGTATCAATCTTTCATTGACATTTGCTTGGAGAGAAGTTGCTAAACTCAAAAACTCAGCCAATGTCAATGTGATTTTCTTTGATGAAGTATTTGATTCATCACTCGATGGATTTGGAACTGACGACTTTCTAAAAATTATTAGATATGTCATTAAAGATACTAATGTATTCGTAATCTCTCATAAGAATGGTTTAGAGGACAAATTTGAAAGTGTCATAAAGTTTGAGAAGGTTAAAGGTTTTTCTCGTATGGTGGCCTGAACCACCTAAGAACAATGCAAGTCCCAAACTGGAAGCACCATTCTAAAAAAGAACAAAAACGAAAATTAAAACCGCAAGCACTGAGGCAAGCAAAAGCAAGACTAGCCCAGTTCAAAAAGCGTCATATGGGTCGTCCAAAGGGCGACCTTTCGTTTTATGATGGTCTCATACGAAACGAATCAAATGTCTGTTCGCCACGAAATCAAATCTCAACTTGCGAAACTTCTTGCCACTGAAGATTTGGTGGTGGAACATAAGAAAGTTTCTACTGCTTGTTTTAATGTTCATACTCGTGTGTTGACTCTTCCCCTTTGGGAGAAAGCAAGTAACCTTGTCTATGATCTTCTTGTGGGGCACGAAGTTGGCCACGCTCTCTTTACTCCTGATGAAGACTGGATTCAAGAACATAAGATTCCCCCTCAATTTGTGAATGTAGTTGAGGATGCTCGCATTGAGAAATTGATGAAGCGCAAGTATGCTGGACTTGCTAAAACTTTCTTCAATGGATATAAGGAACTAAACGAAGAAGATTTCTTCCAAGTTTCTGATGAAGATATTTCCACTTTTAATCTTGCTGACCGAGCAAACCTTTACTTCAAGATTGGTAACTTCATCACTCTTGATTTTAAACCTGAAGAAAAGGAAATCATCAATTTGATTGGTGCGTGTGAAAGTTTTGCCGACGCACTGATTGCAGCAGAAGAACTTTACAAATACTGCAAGAAGGAAAAGGAGCAACAACAAAAGGTTGCTGACTTTGATTCTCACGAAACTCAAGGGAATTCGCAGTCTCCTGCAAGTGATTTTGTGGAGAGTAATGACTCCTCTTCTGAGCAAGAAAGTGAGAGTGATAACTCCTCCGAAAAAGAGTCTGAAGAGTCTTATGGCGGAACTGCTCAAGGTGATCAAACACCACTAAGTTCTTCTAATGAGGATGAACCCGAAGTTCGTACAGCTGATTCTCTAGAGGATAAGATTCGTGATCTAGTAAATGATAATGGTTATGAGAATGTCTATGTTGAAATTCCTCAAGTAAATCTTGACACTGTGATTGGTAAAAACTCTGAGGTTCATAAAGATATTGACGATTCATTTACTCATCAACAGAAAATTCATAATGAACACGCTGAGAGGCAAAATTATACTCCAGTAAATCTTTACAAGGAATCTGATCTTGACTTTAAGAAGTTTAAGTCTTCTGCTCAGAAAGAAGTAAATTATCTTGTGAAAGAGTTTGAGTGCCGTAAGGCAGCAGATCAGTATGCTCGTGCATCAACTGCTCGTACAGGTGTTCTTGATACTACTCGTCTTCATACCTACAAATACAATGAAGATCTGTTCAAGAAAGTTTCTGTAATCCCTGATGGTAAGAATCATGGTTTGGTATTTGTGCTGGACTGGAGTGGTTCTATGTGTGATGTGATGCTTGATACTTGCAAACAACTCTTCAACCTTGTTTGGTTCTGTAAGAAAGTGTCCATTCCTTTTGAGGTTTATGCCTTTACCAATGAATGGCGTCGTGGTGAGTATGATTATGAGAATGATCGTTATCTTGCAGCTGATCGAACTCCTCACTATCAAAAGAAAGAAAGTTTGATTTGTATTGATGAGACATTTTCTATGATGAATATTCTTACCAGTAAAGTTTCTGGTAAAGAACTTGAACATCAAATGTTGAATATCTGGCGTCTTGCTTATTGTTTTGGTAGAACATACACTTCCCCATATACTTATTCCAGTCGTCTTTCACTTTCTGGAACTCCCTTGAATGAAGCTTTAATTGCTCTACATCAAATTCTTCCCAAGTTTCAAAAAGAAAATAAACTGCAAAAGGTGCAGTGTATTGTTCTGACCGATGGTGAAGCTAATCAACTTGTCTATCACAGGGAGGTGAATCGTCGTTGGGAAAATGGACCAATTCTTGGTACTGGATATATTAATCCTATGACTACATTTCTTCGTGATCGTAAACTTGGAACCACCTATAGGATTGGTTATGGATATCATGAGTTTACCGACGTTCTTCTTAGGAACCTGAAGGATAAGTTCTCATCTATGAACTTTATTGGTATTCGTGTTCTTGAAAGTCGCAATGCAAGTCGTTTCATTCAAATGTATCACTCGCACAATGATAAGCAGTATGAAAAAATCCAAAGTGATTGGAAGAAAGTGAAAAGTTTTACTATCACCAACTCTGGATATGATGCATACTTTGGTTTGTCTGCAACTGCACTTTCTCAGGATTCTGAGTTTGAAGTCGCTGAGGATGCCACCAAATCGCAAATTAAATCTGCTTTTGTCAAGTCTCTGAAGACTAAAAAACTAAATAAAAAAGTATTAGGAGAATTTATTTCTTTGGTAGCATGAAGACATTCCAAGAATTTATGGTAGAGTGTTGCTCTATTCAAGAAACTT